ACTGGGGAAAGGTATCTACCAAAGAAAGCAATACAAGCTCTGTCATCAGAAGAGTACGCACGAACCACAGCAGAGAAAAGAAAAGCAAAGAAGAAAGGGAAACAATTTTCTTCTCAACCAAAGCAAATAGCAAAAAAGACAGCACTCTATAGGAAGTTTAGTTGACGTTCATAAACAAACTGAAACCAGAAGAACACAGAAGCCTCAGACAAAAAGTAAAAGAGATTCACTTCCAATACTTCGATGAAAAGCATGGAGCTTCTTTTGTCACTAACAAAATGCTAGATAATATTATTGAGAATCTTGGTGAGAAAGTTGCCCAGCAAATGATAAAACAAGCTGTGGATAATGACAGACTTTAAGTATAAACCTGATGGTGATGTTCTCAAAAACTTTATGAAGGATGAAAGTTTCTTTCGTGGTATTCGAGGTCCAGTTGGCTCTGGTAAATCTGTTGGGTGCTGTGTTGAAGTATTCCGAAGAGCGTTAGAGCAGAAGCCAAACGAAGATGGGATTCGTAAATCACGCTGGGCTATCATACGAAATACAAATCCACAGTTAAGAACTACAACTATTAAGACTTGGTTAGACTGGTTTCCAGAATCAGACTGGGGAAACTTTAAGTGGTCAGTTCCTTATACTCACCACATTACTGTTAATGACTTAGACCTTGAGGTTATCTTTCTTGCTCTTGATAGACCAGAAGATGTTAAGAAACTTCTTTCTCTTGAGCTAACTGGGATATGGGTAAACGAAGCTAGAGAGATTCCGAAGAGTATTATTGATGCATGTACTATGCGTGTTGGTCGATACCCAAGTATGAGAGAGGGTGGTGCTAGTTGGTCAGGTGTTATCTGTGATACTAACGCACCAGAGGAAGACCATTGGTGGGCAATCATGTCAGGGGAAGTTCCTATACCTGACCACATTCCTCGAGAACAGGCTACCATGTTAGTAAAGCCTGATAACTGGAAGTTCTTTGCACAGCCTCCAGCTATGAAGGAACACATTAATGAAAGAAAAGAAATTACTTCTTATTCTCTGAATAAATATGCTGAAAATAAAAAAAATATTCTTGGCACATACTATACGAATCTTATTCGAGGTAAGACTAAGAACTGGATAGATGTCTACGTTATGAATAGATTGGGATTAATTCAGGAAGGTAAGCCAGTATATCCTGACTTTGTAACTGAGACTCACCTTGCTGAAGAAGAAATACCTATTGCTATTGGTGTGCCATTGTATGTTGGCATTGACTTTGGGCTTACTCCTTCTGCTGTCTTTGGGCAAAAGGTTCGAGGTCGATGGCTGGTGCAAGCTGAGATAGTTGCTATTGATATGGGTGTTGTGCGATTTGCTGAGTTGCTCCGACAAGAAATAGCCACACGATTTAGTGGACTAGATGTTTATATTTATGGCGACCCAGCTGGTGACTTTAGAGCACAAACAGATGAGTCAACTCCTTTTCAAATCCTTAGAGGTGCTGGATTGAAAGCTGTACCAGCTCCTAGTAATAGTGTTGATTTAAGATTAGAAGCTGTCGCTTCTCAGTTAACAAAGATGTCTGAAGGATTGCCATCGTTCTTAGTTGATAGACGTTGCCAGACATTACTCAAAGGATTTCAAGGTGGTTATTGTTATAGACGTATGCAAGTATCAGGTGAGCGTTATGATGATAAGCCTGATAAGAATATGTACTCTCACATTCATGATGCGTTGCAATATATGATGCTTGGTGCTGGTGAAGGACGTAGTTTGATAGCTGGTCAAAAACCAGTCAAAGCGTTCAACGCTAGAAAAGGCTTTGATATTTTTAAAAGAACGGCTAATGTTAGAAAAAGTGGTTCCTTCTGGAATAGATTATAAGGAGATATGATATGTGTTTCGGTGGTGGTGGTGGCTCAGAGCCAGAAAAAACAAGTCCAGTTGTAGACGAAGAGCAGAAAGCAAAAGAAGCTGAAGAGAAAAAAAGAACTATCGAGCGTAGGCAAGATGAGAAAGAAGAGACTATTGCTCAAGAGCAACCAATAAAAACATCATTAACTTACGAGACTGGGAAGAAAAAAGGTCAAGCAGTAATGAGAGGCAGTAGAGGTCGCAGAGCTTTGTATACTTCTAATCGTGGTGGCGTTGGTTTCAGAAGCCCACTTAGTGGTGGGGGAATGTACGGCTAATGAAATCTGATGAAGAGCTAATAAACTCATTCTTAAAAAAGTATGAAAGTGCAAAATCAGTTAGACAACGATGGGAAAGTTTATTTGATGAGTGCTATGAGTATGCACTTCCTATGCGTCAGACATTCGCTACACAATCAATAGGCGATAGAAGAGATGATAAAATCTTTGATGAGACTGCTGTCGTTGGAGTACAGGAGTTTGCGTCGAGATTACAAGCTGGTCTTGTTCCTAACTTTGCTCGTTGGGCTGACTTTACTGCTGGTAGTGAAGTGCCTAAAGAACAACGTGATGGTGTAAACAACGAACTCGAAGAGGTTACTGAATATGTCTTTGAGGTTATTCAGAACTCAAACTTTGGTCAAGAGGTGCATGAATCGTTTATGGACTTGGCACTTGGTACTGGTGTACTTCATGTCGAGGAGGGCGATGCTATTAATCCTGTTAATTTTACAGCTCTGCCTTTACCTCATGTTGTATTGGATGTTGGTCCTGACGATAGGATTGACCATGTATATAGGGAAAGGGATGTTCGATATTCTGATATAAAAATATTGTATCCGAAAGCAAAGATAAACCCACGGCTTGCTAATCAGATAATGTCAACTCCAGATGGAAGAACAAAAGTTCTTGAGATAATCTGTCGTAATTACACCAAGCCAAATGAGGATGCGTACTACTGTATTATTTTTGATATAAGCACAAAGTGTTTATTAAAGTACGAAGAGTACAAAGGTACTGGCAGTAACCCATTTATATGTTTTCGCTGGAGTAAAGACCCCGGTGCGGTCTATGGGCGAGGTCCACTTATTAACGCATTGAGTGCGATAAAAACTACTAACCTGACAATAGAACTTATACTAGAAAATGCACAGATGGCAATCTCTGGTGTTTATCAAATGGATGATGATGGTGTAATAAATCCTGATACAATTAATCTTGTTCCTGGGACAGTTATTCCAAAAGCTCCTAATTCTGCTGGACTACAGCCAGTCAAAGCGGCTGGGTCATTTGATGTAGCAAACATTATTCTTTCTGATATGAGACTTAATATTAAGAGAGCATTGTATAATGATATGCTTGGTAATCCTGACAGGACACCAGCAAGTGCAACAGAGATAGCAGAACGTATGGCAGATTTATCAAGACGTATTGGTTCTGCATTTGGTCGATTACAAGCTGAGTTGGTACAGCCAGTTCTTCAGCGTGTGGTTTACATATTGAAGAAGCAAGGTCGTATAAATATACCAACAATCAACGGCAGACAAATCAAAGTCCGTTCCGTTTCACCACTTTCGCAAGCACAATCAAATCAAGATATAACATCAATCAATAGGTTTTTAGAAATGGTTGGTGTGCGTTTCGGACCTGAGTTAGTAAATATCCTTATCAACTCAGAAGAGACTGCTGTGTATTTAGCGAAGAAGTTTGGAGTCCCTGATTATCTTCTTAGAGATTTAGAAGAGCGTAAACAGATTGTAGCTATGGCGCAACAGCTTCAACAACAACAAGGCATGATGCAACAGCAAGGCTTAGTGCCACAACAAGGAACTATGGATGAACAAGCAAACTAATATCTCTGGTCTTGATGGGTTTCCAAGAGCAACATCTAATGAACAAAACATATCATTAACTTTTGCTTCTCTGTTTTCATCACCAGCTGGTGCAGAGATACTTAAGTATTTAAGAAGTGTAACAATAGAAGCTGTGCATGGCTCGGCTGTAACTAATGATACTCTTCGACATGCAGAAGGTCAGCGATATATTGTTGGCTTAATTGAAAGACGTATACAACATGGACATAAGGTGAAATCAAATGAGTGAAGAACAAGCAGAAGCACAAGAACAAACAATAGAAGTTCCTCAAGAGTATGCCGATGCTCGACCTGAGTGGCTTCCTGAAAAGTTTAATAGTCCTGAAGATTTAGCAAGTAGCTATACAAATCTTGAATCAAAGATTGGACAGAAAGAAGAAGAAATACGCAATGCTGTCATGGAAGAGATACAAGCAGAAGCATATTCAGAAAGACCAGCAGAAGCTGGTGACTATGTTTTACCTGATGTAATAGATGACGAAGCGGCAAAAGATAATGACCTCCTTAACTGGTGGGCTGACCATTCCTATGAAAATGGATTTAGTCAAAAAGAATTTGAAGAAGGCATTATGATGTTTCATGAGGCTGTCAATGATGGCTACAATGTTGATTATGAGATGGAAGAGCTAGGCGACCATGCCGAAGAACGTGTAAGTGCAGTTGGTTCTTTTGTTGAGATGAACTTTCCAGAAGAGTTACGACCAGCTATTGATGACTTATGTGCAACAGCCGAAGGTATAAAGGTTGTTGAATTTATGATGGAGTCTCTGAAAGAGAACCCAGTATCAGGAACTGGTCAGCCAGTAGCTGTTCTTACAGATGATAAGCTAAAGGAGATGATGCAAGACCCCAGATACTTTAGCCCAAACCAACGTGACCCAGCCTTTGTCAAAATGGTTGATGAAGGATTTAAGAAGATGTACAACAGATGACCAAAAAAAAAGTAAAGAAACCGATAAAGTATTGACATATATCAGAAGAGGCAACCTTGAGTTTCGACCATGTGTTGTATCTGATGTTGATATTATTCTCGATAATATGCGTCTTCCTGATATCAGAGAGTGTGCATTGGTTGGTGTGACTCCAATGATTGCACTCCATGTACCTTTCCAAGAAAAAGATTCAAGAGGTTTTACTATCTGTCATAAGAGAAAGCCTATAGCTATGTGTGGTATTACTTCGATGGATAAGTATATGCATACTGGAAAGATTTGGTTTCTCGGTACAGATGAAGTGGATAATATATGGAAATCTTTTTACAAACATAGCAAACTTATTCTAAGTTTTCTGTCTATTGGGTATGATATTGTAGAAAATTATGTGCCAGTTGACCATGAAAAAACTATCAGATGGCTAAGATGGATAGGGTTTCAGGTAGAAAATCAACAATATTTTATCAATGACCATGAGTTTGTGCGAGTTTTCTATTGCAATTTAAATAAATTTGAGTCTAATAATAGATTAAGTGAAAGACCCGTACTGCATTAGAGAAGCCCTTTATGGATAACTTCGTTGAAAATTGCAAAGGACAATCGGAAGCGTAAACTGAAACTTAACTTATGAGGTGCTAATATGGCTAATACGATTGACACAGCCTTTATTAAGCAGTTCGAATCTGAAGTTCACCTTGCTTATCAGCGTATGGGTTCTAAACTTAGAAATACTGTACGAATGGCAAACAATGTGACTGGTAACGTAGTACGTTTCCAGAAGATTGGAACTGGTAGTGCGAGTACTAAGTCCAGAAATGGTCTTGTGACTCCAATGGAACTAGCCCATACAACTGTTGAAGCGACAATGAGTGA